GCGCACAGATCCCTTATGAAGTACTGCAGAAGGTGACCAGCAGGATCATCAATGAGGTGAGCCATGTGAATCGGGTAATGTATGATATTACCAGTAAGCCGCCCGGAACGATTGAGTTTGAATGATTGTTCATTTGCCGGGAACCCAGTAAAATCAAGGGTTTCCGGCTTTTTTTATGCCCAGGTGACACCCAAATGACACCCAAAATCGAAAATGCAACGTCTGGAACGTATTTTAGAGGTATTCGACAGGCATCCCCCGGCTGGAGAAACAGAACACTTCGGAAGGTCCATTTTCAAAATATCCATCCTGCATCATGACCACGAATGCCTCCGCCGGTTCCATACCGTAGTTGGCCAATTCGTAGAACTGCTCTCTGGTGACGATCTCCTTTTTCTTCTCCACACGATCCCACAGAATAATATCGTCCGTTTCATAGGTGGTATAGTTAGGCAGCATCTTCTGGATTGCACCCAGCAGGCTGATGACCTGATCCTCCGCTGTCTGATTGGAGGTGATGCCGGAGAACTTGACCTCCTGCAGACCGAATGCGATCTGCCTGCCCTTGTCCGGGTAGAGGTGCGCATAGGTATTCCATGTGGTCTGCACGTTCTTGTGGCCAAGCCGCTCTGAGATCGCCAGAATGTTGAATCCCATTTCTATGAGCAGGGAAGCGTGGGAGTGTCTGAGATCATGTACCCGGATCGGATCCAGCCCGGCAGTCTTCGCCATGCGCTTGATCTCGTTCAGCAGGAAGGACTTCGTGAACATGAAAAGCCGGTCGGTGGCCTGCAATCCATATAAACCGGAGAAATACTCCTGCACTTCATCATACAGGAACTGCGGTACCGCAATGGTGCGGTTGCTGCTCTCTGTCTTGGGATCTTTGATCAGGTGCTCCCCTTCGACGACTGCAAAGTTCTTGGTGATACTCAGTTTGAGACCCGGGAGAAAGTCTGCCGGTGTCAGTGCCAGAAGCTCTCCCTCACGGATACCGGTCCAGAACAGGATATCAAAAGCGATCTTCGCATCGGTCTTGTCGGCGGCAGAGATAAAAAGCTCGAACTGGTCAAGTGTCCAGATCTGCATGGCATCTGCAGAGCCTTTTCCCATGCTTCCTGCACGCACGCAGGGATTGTCCGGCAGCTTATAGTACCGGACAGCATAATTCATGATGGCGGACATTTCGTTATTGATGGATTTCAGGTAGGTGGGAGCATAGCCGACATCCGGTTTTTTCTCAAGCCCCTTCTGCCGGACCCAGTTCTGCCAGTTACGGATATCCAGTTCGTCGATCTCGTTGATCGGCTTCTTGGAAAAGAAGGGCAGGAGCATAGTGGAGAAGCACTGCTTCTTCCGGACAACGGTTGTGATATCAATATCCCCGTTATCGCTGAAGTCCATCAGATAATTATCCACCAGCGCACTAAAGGGGATGTTGGCCGAATGGATGTACCGGGCTTTGAAGGCAGCTTCAAAGTCCTGAGCATCTTTTTTCCGGGCAAATCCCCTCTTGGTTTTCTGCTTGTACTCGCCAAGCCAGTTCCTGTATTTGAATTTTGAAGTCCATGTGCCGTTTTCTTCTTTGTATGCAGGCATAGGAGCACCTCGTTTCTCAGATTGCTTTGTGTAGAATCATACTTGCATTTTTGGGAATAAGCGGCTATAATGTACTTAACAAGACAGCTGGCAGGTAGTGTGCGCTACCTGTTCCGGCGAATTATTGAAGCAAAAATAACTGCCCCACTCGGCCAAGAGTTTTAGGGGCAGTTATTTTTTATGGTTAACATAGTCCAAAATCGCAACGATCAAAACAGCAACCGTCAGTATTACCATGAATTCTTCATATGTACTCATAAATATTCCCCCTTCCGCAAGACTCGGAACGGGTATGCCACCCCTACCAGCTGCCTGGGTAAGTACACCATAGCGGCTGCAAGATGATTCTATTTCTCTTCTGCAATGGAATTCCCATCACAGTGACAGTACGACCTCTCCATAGCTTCTAAAATGAGCAGATCAAGGTCTCTCCCTGACAGATAAGGATCTTTACTGCGGCTACTGCGGTTGCGGTAAAATTCCTCACTATAAGCTTCTCCCAGTCTGGAGAGCCTGTCAGAGAGTTCCTGTTCAAATTCTTCGTCACTGACCACCTGATATCCTGCGAACGGTAAATTCAGATCTTTTATCTTTTGTAAGGTGTTGGAAGCGTTATCCATGCGTATCCCTCCTTACTTCTATTTCCCCCTCATGCCCCGGTACCACGCGAGGCTTATTATTTTCCAACAGCCTTCCGGTTTCCATCTGCTGCAACAGGCGGATTATCGAAACGCTGTTCCCGGAGCAATTCCTTTGTCTTTCCTATGATGATATCCTGATTGTCCTCGCTGAGATTTTCAAAGGCATTGAGGAGCTTCTTCTCAGCCTGGCTGATCTTAGGAACCTGTCCCAAGAGATAATCAATAGAGACATCCAGAGCCTTTGACAGTTCGACCAAATGCTCCAGCGTGGGTGCGTGCTCACCAGTCAGATATTGATTACAAGTATCAACATCGATCTCCGTTTTTTCACAGAGCTCGCTGACCGTCATATTCTGGGTTTCCAGAGCCGTTTTCAGAGCTGACACAAAAACTTCCTGCAAGTCCTTATCATCAAAGAAAAAGAAGAAGAAAAAGCCCTTGTCATCGGACGGACTATTTCTGTGTTTGTCATCAGATACCCCCAACAGATAATCAACTGAAATATTAAAGTAATCGCATATCTGTTTTTTTAATTCATCATTAGGGGTACTTTTTCCACTTTCATATAGAGAAACGGTTGATTTCACTATACCGAATTTTTTTCCAAATTCTTCCTGCGTCATATCTGCTGACAATCGTAGCTCTTTTATTCTGTCAGAAAGATTCGCCATAATAATCTCCTCCATAAATACTTAAAAGCTTAATCCTATTATACGATAAATCTCCCTTGAATTGAAGAAATACAAAACAATGTTATAAAAACTTCAACAAAATACTTGACAATACGATTATAACGATGTAACTTAAACATAAGGTTTTAATATTAAAAACAGAAAAAGGAGGAAAGACAATGGATTTAGCATTATTAAAATCTGAGCGAATGAGACGTGGCATTACTCAGGAACAGATGGCAAAATGCCTTGGGTTCAAAGGAAGAAGCAATTATTGCTTAATGGAAAAAGGGAAAATATCTATATCCGTAGATGCTGCAAACAAAATCGCTCGTTATCTTGGCTTATCCAAAGAGGTGACATATAAAATTTTTTTTGATGAAAAAGTTCAAGATACATCAACTGAAACTATTTTAGCTCATGGAGGTGATAAAGAAAATGTCAAATATAGCTGCGAAGACCAGCTCCAACATCTTCTATAAAGCACGTTGCGATGCGGCAGCACACAATGAGCAGCTCAGCAGCCGGGAAGGGGCAGCGGATTATATGTCGATTGACCGGGGCAGGCTTTACCGGATCGAGAGTGGCATAGCAACTCCTTACCCAGAAGAGATCAGACTGATGGCTGATTTGTATAACGCTCCGGAACTGGAGAACTATTACTGCCGGACGATGTGCCCGCTGGGGAATGAAATGCCGAAGGCAGAGCTGGCCGATCTCGATAGGATCACGGTCAGGACACTCTCCGTATTCCGCAAGATTGGAAAAACGAGAGAGGTACTACTGGATATCACGGCAGACGGCATCATTGATGAAAATGAGAAGCCGGAGCTGGATGAAGTACTGAAGAACCTGGAAGAGGTAGAGGAAATAGCACAGAGCATGAGGCTCTGGATCAAGAAGAATCTGTAACATAGGAGTTCGAAAGGGTGGCGGTATCATTGGACCGAGCGAAAAAAAGCGAGGACAGTCCGGCGGTGCAATTGTCTGATTAGGCTTCACGGGTACGATTCATACAATTACAAACATCTGAAAACATATGTATGCAAATGCAAGCAGATGTAAAACACATGAAAACATTTGTAAGCAGATGATTACAAATTGACAGCAAATGATAGCAAGCGCAAGCATATGTCCCCGATATTCGATATTCGAGAATCGATATTCGATATTCGGGAATCGTATGTATTTATGCTCGGAGCTACGAGCTGCTTGCAACGGAGGAAGCGCAATGCTGGGAGAAAAAATCGCAGAACAGCGGAAGAGAAAAGGCATAACACAGCAGGAGTTAGCTGATGCACTTAATATTTCCCGTTCCACGCTCGCAGGATATGAGGCTGAAAACAAGAAGCCCTCTTACAAGGTGCTTGTCAGAATGGCTGAATATTTCGGCGTAACGGTAGATTACCTGCTCAGATCAACGGACACACAGGATTTTGGCATTTGTGACAGTGGAAATACCATCAAGGAACTTCGCACAGAAGCTGGCATGACGCAGAAAGAACTTGGGGAAAAACTAGGGTTATCAGCTAGCGCAATCGGTATGTATGAGCAGGGTAGGAGAGAACCGGATCTGGAGACGGTTAAGAAAATAGCATCCCTGTTCGGAGTGACGACGGATTATTTACTGGGACTGGCGGAAGGAGGAAACACGATGCTTGGCAAGAGAATCAACGAATTGCGGAAAAGCAGTGGGATGACACAGGAAGAACTTGGAAAGAAGTTAGGAGTAATTAAGCAGACGGTTAGTAGTTGGGAGAACGATTCATCAGAGCCGAATCACGTAGCCACGATTGCACTGGCGAAGCTGTTTGGAGTGACAACAGACTACTTACTGGGAGCGGAAGGAGACGCTATGGGAACCGAAGAGAAGATCAATGAGATTGCGCAGAGGGTTGGAAGAAACATACGGAGCATCAGAGAGCAGGCTGGACTGTCACAGAGAGATTTTGCTGAAGGCTTCGGCGTATCGAACGGTGCGGTAGGAATGTGGGAGACCGGAAAACGACAGCCGGATTTGAATATGCTGGTCCAGATCGCACAGTTCGGCGGGACAAACCTTGACGATCTGGTGATGAAGGAGCTGACACCGCCCGTTCCGCTGTATGTACGGAACATGGTATCTCTGCGGAAAAAGTGTGGCTATTCACAGGGTGAACTGGCAACGGTACTCGGTCTGCAGGGTGCGAGCAGTATAGATCTCGTAGAATCCGGGAAATGTGAACTGCCGGTAAGCAAACTGATCCATCTGGCAGAGTTCTTCGGGGTAACCATGGACCAGATCACGAAGCAGGATTTATCGCAGGAGGTGAGCGGATGCAGACAACAGTAAAGAGACCGGAAGTGACAGAGGCGTATTACACCGTCAAGGATGTGATGGTGATCCTGGGATGCAAGGCGACCAAGGCACAGGATGTCATCCGGCAGCTGAACGATGAACTGGAGGCGAAAGGCTATATGCGCTTCCGCAAAGGACACGTCAACAGGAGATACTTCGACGAGAGATTCTATTTAACATCAAAGGAGGCAGAGAAGAAATGAGCTATTACAGAGAATGTCCGATCTGTGGATCCAACCTCGATCCGGGCGAACAGTGCACCTGCGCAGAGGATCGCAGGAAAGAAGCAGAGCGGAAACAGAAGCTGTACCAGATCGGAGCATATGGTCAGATAATGTTCAATTTCAGCAGGGAGGAACAGAGCTATGAGAAGACAGTCGTATAAAGCGTGCATCGAGGTGACGTTGCTGATCATCATATCGGTGGGATGCCTGCTGGCAAGCATACGGACGGCAAAAGAGCCGGAAGAGAAGAAAGAGATCTACGTCAATGCGGCGGTTACCAGAGAGGTCAGGAATACATACCTGGCAGAGGGGGAACCACAGCCGGTACAGCTGGTCACCGTGAAAGAGGATCCGGAGTCAGTTTCCGAAGCACCGGTATTCTCCTACAGCAGGGACTGGGATGCCGAGGAAAGCTATCTGCTTGCCAGAATCGCCATGGCGGAAGCGGAAGGGGAGAATATCCAGTCCAAGACCCTTGTGATCCTGACGGTGCTCAACAGGGTAATGAGTGAAGAGTTCCCGGACAGCATACCCTGGCTTACACGGCAGATCATGAGTGGCGGTTGGCGAAATGAGTACTATCAGGCAAGGCGGGTGGCTGTGACAGAAGTGTTGCGGGCACACAGCGTGGCAAGAGAGGAAGCCATCCAGCAGAGTCCGGCATGTGAGGAAATGTAGTGCAACTGGAGTACATCAAAGATACGCCATCAATAGACATGACCTGTCCGTTGCAACCGTACATCGAAGTGGAGTTTTTCCATAAGGGAGAGTCGGTAAAGAGGAAGAAGAAATTCCGTAAATTTCGACAGATCGTCGGTGGGAAGACGGTGTATTTTAAGGAATTCGGCGATCCCAGAATCATGAATAAAAAGAATGGTGAATACTTGGAAAAAGGAGAAGAACCGATTTCGCCTGATGACATAGCCAATGAGATCCTCGATTTCCCGTTGGGGGATGCTCCATACGGAGAGGTACGTTGGATAGGACAGGTGCTTACCATCGACGGAAACCGCAGAGCGGAGATCCTGAACAACAACTACTTCCGCAAAGGGCGGCACACACCGCTGATGATCCTGATAAAAGGCGGCACGCTGTCGGATGAATCGTATGAAAAGCTACAAAGATATGTGAATGACATCGAGGGCGAATCCGGACAGCATTCGTTCCTTGTGCTGGAAACAGACACACTGGAAAGCGGCACGGCAATGGATGAAGACAAACAGCCCAATGTCGAGGTCAAAGATCTTGCAAGTATTCTTCAGAAAGATGAATTATTCCAGGAGTATCAGGAGAACGGCAGAAAGAAAACGCAGTCCGCATTCCTGCTCCCGGATCTCTATGTGGGATACACTAAGGATTTCAACCGGTCAACATCGCAGGCCTGCATAGAGGTGACGGAAAAACAGGTATTCCAGCCGGAGCGAGAATCCCTTGGATGGATAATCAATAAAAGGCTGTTGAATGAATATCGTTTCCGCCATGTGGAAGCATACCTCATGGAACCGGATGTAACAGATCCGGACGATGTTCAGAAGATCCTGAATGTAACGGAGCGTGCAGGCGGTCTTACCCCTAATGTTGCCAAGGAACTGACCTATAAGACACTGGGGCTGGACAATGAAGAGCCATATGCCGGAGAATGGGGAGATATCCCGCTTGCTTATCAGAAGGCACTCACACAGGCTCAACAGAACAGTTTATTGCAACAGCCGTCTGTTAATACGAAAACGGATGAAGAGCCTGCTGTAGGTCAAAATACAAAGCCTCAGACCAAGGCTAAAGCCGTTACAGACGATGAAATGTCACAGCTGGATGATCAGATACAGAAGGCTGAGAGTATTGGAGAAAATACTGAGGTTATCGAAGTATTGAAATCCATAAGAAAAGCTCTTGGTGATTACGAAGTGGACGGTGGTGCTGATGTATGATTATCAGAAGATTGCGAAAGCACTGATCCGTAATGCTGATGAAATTGTGGCTGCCATTGACAGGTATATCGCCAAGAAGGACGAAGACCTGAAGAAGACACTGAAGACAGAAGGATATACCGATCCGGACAGGACGGTGGATACCATTAACGATCTGGAGGAGGCTGTAGCCGGGATCCTGGCAGACCAACAGCAGGACCTCTTAAATACGTTAAAGGAAGCAGAAGAAGCCGGAGACACAGGAGAACAGCTTAAGAAGCGCATTGATACCATGTTGGAAAATGATTCCATACAGGACGATGTGACGGATGCAGCTGTATCCATGTACGATGATACGGTAGAGCCACTGGCAACAGAGTACATTCAGGAGGTAGAACCTGATATGCAGGTCGAAAGCCTGCGGAAACGGACGGCATCATGGTTTGAGACATGGGGAACTACCTTGGGCGAACTGATGCGGCTTAGCACACATGACCAGATCACGAGACTGATACATTCTGCGGTGGATGATGGGAAAGACATGCTGATTTTATAGAGATAGACAAAAAATTGCAGTATAAAAATATAGAAGGCTGTAGAAGATTTAGGTGTTATTTATTTTTGTACTTAGAATTTTTGTCATGGGAAGGAAAAGAAGAAATT